CCCCTAGTTGGGTGCTGAATCATAAAGAAGTTATCCATAAAATAATAGTATCCATCAACAGGATTACTACATTTTATAAAATCTTCTAGTTGTTGGTCATTAGCAAATACCGTTTTTGCATATGGCGTTTTAATTAGTGTTGATAAGCTCATGCCGTTATTTATAAACTTTTAAGTTATCTCTTCCCAATTTATAGCGCCATAAACATTAACATTATTACCGCTTGTAGTCAAACAAATAGTTAATTCAGTTGCCACTCCAGTAAATGTATTACGCTCTAATTGATATGCAAATGGATCTGCAACGTCTGCTACACCTGCAAATTGATTACTACCTATAATTTGTTTCCATTCTGCTATTCTACCACCGGTGATACTAGTAGCAGTTAGATTATATTCTACTGAACTTGTTAACCCTGCATCAAGCCAGGTTCCTCCTGTAGTAACTCCACCTATGATAATCATAAATCTAAAATTATTATTACCGCTTAAACCTACACTATAATTTTTAGGTAGAACTATTGCACCTAATCTATCTGACTTTAACCTCATACTGAATATAGGATAAACAGTGTTTGGACTGGATAATGAGTATGGTGCATCCAATCTATGTCCAATACTTAATGGTCTACCAGTTAAAGCATAACCTCCCTCTGAAATTACAGTTGTACAAATCTGTTTAAATAAACTACTACTTGCTGTTGTGCCTGTATTTTCAATTTCCATTCTAACAGGAAGACATGCTGTGGTCATGTATGTTGATGTTATAATATTAGCGTGGTTAAACACATGGGCTAAAACAAATTGACCGTCAATAACAAATCCACATCTAACACTACCTACACCCAACCATTCAACATCAAAAAATAGTATTTGTGCTTTTGTAATGTCTAACGTTATACTAGATTCACCGTTGCCGTCTAATGGATCTACGTTCCAATCTTTTTGCTCCACTGTTTCATATGTAATTGCTCCAGTAACATATGATCGTATTCTAAAATATAATGTAGTTCCATCTTGTTCTAAGAATACACCATTGTTTGTATCAAAATAACCTATACGTTGACGTAGATTAGTTTTACCGGGTGCCATTACAAAGGTTGTAAGTATTTGTAAACTTTTACCTGGTTGATATGCAAATACCCTAGTTGATTCTCTATAAACAGCATCTCCAGAGGCTGTTCCTACGCTACACTCAATTAATCCTGCATCAGTATTAGCAGTGGCACTTGCAGTCCCGTTAGTATATGTATTAATTTTTCCGTTATCATTATAACGATGAAAACTATCAAACAATGTCAATGGATTACTCACACGTAATCTACCAAATGCATCATTTGATGCAGGACTTGCACCTGATGTAGTACGTAACACAGGTTGTCCCTGTGTGTTGTATTCCATTACTTTGTGTAAATTTAATAGATTAGTTTCTTGTGGATGTATGTAGTTGGTCGTGTTTAATCTTTTATCTAATCTACCAGCATGATGTTCTGGTGTATAGAGTTGGCTAGTATCTTCTCCTGCCATTTTTTATTCCTTATGGTCCTGGTGGTGTATCTACCCAAGGTCTGCCTTCTACTAATCCACCTGGATTTGGATTATCTACAACAACATTACCACTGTAATAAGTTGGTAATTCTGAAATGTCATAGTAAGGTCTACTATTGCCTAATTCTAATCTTTCTAACTCAGATAAATCAAGCTTAGCTACCTGTCTATCTTCTAATGTAGTTAATCTAGCTATTTTGTTAGCTGTGCGTAGTGTTGAATCTTCTACTATATTATAACTTAGTAAGGTATTAGCCGTGTTTAATTCTTCATTATTAAATACCAAACTAAACCAACTCACATTACAACTAGTTGATGATTCAATTAAATCTTTTAGATCACCTACTGTGTTGCCATCATCTATTGAGTATGGATCAAACTGTGCAGCATTTAATAAGCTTTGAACTGTAATATTAATTGTTGTCATGGCTTAGCTTGAAAATTGGGATACATTGAAATACTATCTGCCCTTAAATCACTAGGATGTTTAGGACCATTGACACCGCCACCTGCATCTTTAGTTATCATATCCACTGTAGCCATAATAGTGTCAGGACTATTAGCTAGTTTACTTTGACAGTCAGGACAATCGCAGTCATCGCCGCAACCACAGTCACTTGAGGCTTCATCCGCAAAGTCTAAAGTACCGTCGTCTTTACCATCTAGATTATCAATTAAATCTAGTAGGTCTCTTATAAATTCTGTAGCTCTCATATAATTATTTATCTAGTGGTTTCTCGCCTGTCATATAGGGTAAACTGAACCAAAGTTTGAACCACTCAGGAGTACCGGGTTGTATGTTGTTCTTTTTCATCATCTCTCCCTTTTCCGTGCCTGTAATACTCATATTCATACCAGCTAAAGGAGTCATATTTGGGATACCTGCAAGCTTTTTTAAATCTTTTATATCGGCTTCCTTGGCTTCAGGTAATGGAACAGACTTGAGTTTATCAAATCCGTTCATTATTTTTGCTTGTTTCCATACATCAAAGGTCATGATGTATTTAGCTAGAATTACTTAACGTCGAGTGGTCTACGTTTTGTAGCTAAGATTGAGTAATATTTTTCTCTGGCTTTAATCGGCTCGCCATTATCGTCTTGACCAACAGTCAAGTCAAATTCAAGATTGTTGAATTTTTCAACATCAAATCCAGTACGAACCAATAATGCAGCTAATTGGGTTGATCCTAAAATACTGTAATGATTTGGATTATTTTCGTGTTTTCTGTCGCAATCTGGTGCAGGGACTTCAATATATATTGAAGCATTTTGTTTCAGAATTCTATTATATTCCATCAAACTGAATATAGGATAAGGACTATGCTCTAATGCATGGCGTAAGAAAATAAAATCTACACTTTCATCATAATAGCCATCTTTTTGTGGAATAAAACTTAAGTCGTACTGTTTAATTGTGTGACCTTTATCCTGACAAAGTTTAATATCTTCAGGACTTAAGGTAACACCTACTACATTGGTGAATCCACGTGATTTCATTTCGTCTAAGAAGTATCCAGGACCACACCCTAAATCCAATATTACAGAATCTTTATTAAGCTGTAATGGGTCTACATATGTTTCAACTACTTGTGTTGTTAATTGTTTGTGAAAACCGCTTTCACCTTCAGCGTAGATATGACTAGCATATAGCCATTCATTGTAAAATTTTAATTTGATTAAATCAAGGGTGTTGTTTATGTCTATCATTATGAATCCTAAAATAATATATCTTTACTTATTCTAGGACTTACTTTGATTTTTATTTTCCAAAACCTTTAAATGACTGGATTGGGCTTGATTTGTTAGTAGTATCTAATTCCATGCTTCTTAGATTACCATGATTCGCATCTTTGAGTTTGGTACCAATAGCTTTTGCAGCCTGCTTCATCATATCTTGCTCTAACTTAGTATATGGCTGAGCAGAATTGTCTTTGCCTATCCAACTTTCAGAATCAATATTAATTGGGATACCAGTTCCGTCAGCGCAGGCAACTGCCATCATCATACGATTTAGTTCATATGTTCTATCGTAACCGTCTGGATCACGAAACAAATCAACACCAACTGTTGCTTGTTTTTGGCGCTTTGTCATTTTACCCCTGCGCTTTGCTTCACTGATAAACTCTTTTGCTCTCATTTTATGACTTTATTTGATATGTAATGTAATGTGTAATTTCAGAACTAAGGAACGGGGTCACAATTAATCTTACGTTACTATTAAATATATCCATTGAATATGAAGTTACTGCATTACCATTAAACAATATATTATGAACTGTATATGAAACTGAATCACCTTGATTATTTATAGATGCAGCAATAGTAGCAGTTTGACTATTGTTACTACTTGATTCTCTGCTAGTTACGTCAAACTTTGCTGCGCTAAATTCTGTTAAGGGAACAGAATATATAGTTACTGGAAAGGTTGTTTCTGTCACGAATGAAGCTGTACTATTTTGTACACTATTCGCATTACCGTAAGTTATTCCACCTACAGATATTTGACCTTTATTAGAAGGGAAAACTGCAACATTAAAACTTAAAACATTTCCTGTTTCGGTTACATTGATATTCCCAACGTTTAAGGCATTTTGTCCTAAGAAAATGTTCCCTACTAACAGTGACGGATCACCAATGGTCATAGTTTCATTATCTAATGGAATAATATTTGCACCAACGTTAAAATTGTTAGTGTTTGCATTATAATTAAGATTTGGGGACGATGAAAAAGACTCTGTAGTTATATTCCCGTTAGTAGTTACTAACTTGAACTGCAAATCTCCTGAATTCCCAGCAGGTGCCAGATTACTAGTAAGAGCAAAATTGTTGTTTATTTTGATATATGCTACTCTAAGCGGGTCGCCGGATCCATCATTTGGCAAGCTACCAACATTAATAATTTCGTAATCCATGGTTTATCCTAATATAATGTATTTATCGCCCAGATAAATAATAGACTATGAAAAAATATCTTACTTTAATCTTATTAACACTATCTGCACAAACGTTTGCAG